AATACTAAATTTGATGCTTATGTTCCATTACGATTTTGGTTCTGTATAAATCCTGGGTTAGCTTTGCCTTTAATAGCTTTACAATATCATGAAGTTAAGGTTAACATAGTATTAAAGAAAGATGCTACCGATAATAATGCTTTATGTTTAGGAAATAAATTAGAATATGAATGCAATAGATTATTTGCCGATTACATATATTTAGACACAGATGAAAGGAGAAGGTTTGCTCAAGTAAGTCATGAATATTTAATTGAACAAATTCAACATCAAAAATTTTTAAATACTGGTGGTGATTTAAATTTAAATTTTAATCATCCAGTTAAAGAAATTATATGGACTGGTGGTCAAAATGATAGAACAGGGTTATTTGGTAGATTACCAGGTGGAACAGCAAATTATAAGACAGATGATTATTATTTAGATAAATTACAAAACAATAATATTACATATCAATTAATATTAAATGGTCAAGAAAGGATGAGTGCCAGACCATTGGAATATTATACTAAACAACAAGTATATGATTATCATACAGGAACACCAGTTGGATCAGGAGATTCTTATACAATTGAAGATATTCCATGTATTACTGATAATGAACCTTCAATATCTTTTAATTCAAATAACACTACACAAAAGCAAGAAGAATTAGCACCACCACTAGCTATACAAACAATAGAACAAGATAAATATAAACAGGCTATACTACAGACTGGTTTAGGACAAGCATCTAACGATGCTATTGCTGTTTATTCATTTTCTCTAAAACCAGAGGAACATCAACCATCAGGAACATGTAATTTTTCAAGAATAGATAGTGCTAGATTAGTTATTAATAATGCACCAAATGTCCAAGTGGGTGATAATAATCATTGCTGTTGTGATGAATATGATATATATGCTATTAACTATAATGTTTTAAGGATAATGAGTGGTATGGGGGGATTAGCGTATAGTAATTAAATTTTTAATATAAATAAATAATAATTATAAGTTATATATGACTGGCGGATTAATGCAATTAGTTGCCCATGGGGAACAAGATATATATTTAACCGGGAATCCACAAGTAACTTTTTTTAAAGTTGTCTATAGAAGATATACAAATTTTTCTATAGAATCTGTTCAACAAATATGGGAAGGAAATGATGGTATAGTTGAAGATAATTTAAATAATATTGAACGATTTACTTGGAAAATTAGTAAGAATGCTGATATGGTTTCTAATTTATATTTAAATATGACTATGGATTGTTCATATTATAATAATAGTGGGAATGATAATGGTATAGATAAGTGGCCTTGTATATTACCAGAAGGAGAAGATATCACAATAACGAATTTAACAAATAATAATCAAGTAATATGGAATCCAACACATAATATTATTGATACTATACAATGTAATATTGGTGGCATGAAAATAGATTGTCAAACAGGTCAATGGTTAGAAATATATTCTCAACTTACTGAAAATAATAATGACGGTGTTATTGGTAATATTGGAACAATGGAAGGTACTAAATTTCAAAAAATGTCTAAAAGTGGTGGTATGTGTCATTTTGATTTTAATAGTATCAAAGTAAATAGTTCTCAAATTAATAATTTTAAACCAACCGTAAAATTTAATGCTATTGTTCCATTAAGATTTTGGTTTTGTAAGTCTACTGGTGTATCTTTACCATTAGTTTCTCTTCAATATCATGATGTTGATATTATAATGGATGTAAATAAAGCAGCTTTAAGTGTAAATGGTGTAAATGGTAATGCTGGAATTAATTTATATAAAAATGAATTATGGGCTAATTATATTTATTTAGATTCTGATGAACGTAGGAGATTTGCACAAATAAGTCATGAATACTTAATTGAACAAGTTCAACATCAACATATTAAAGGTCCTTTGGGTGATATTTTTCAACCTATAAATTATTTTGAAATTAAATTTAATCATCCTATTAAAGAACTAATATGGACAGCAAAATATGATAAACAGTCTGGATTTCAAGAAAATTTATTAGGTAGTCATTATGATAAAAATGGATCAAATGGATATTATGATAATCCAATAAAATACCAAATTAAATTAAATGGATTAGATAGATTTACTGAAAGAGATCTAGAATATTTTACACAACAGCAAATATATGATTATCATTCTGGTAAACCAGTTCCAACACCTTCTTTTGATGTTTATGAATTAGGTTTTAATGCTTCACATAGTTTTAATGAATTTTCCCAAGGTTGGACAAATGATACTATAGCAGTTTATTCATTTTCTCTAAAACCAGAAGATCATCAACCTTCAGGGACATGTAATTTTTCAAGGATAGAATCAGCACAATTATTTATAAATTATACAAGTTTATGTAAGGAAACTAAAAATAGATATATTTCTAATGAATATAATATATATGGAGTTAATTATAATGTTTTAAGGATAATGAGTGGTATGGGTGGACTAGTTTATAGTAATTAAATTTGAATATATATTTAAGAGTATTATTATAATTATATACTAATATACTAATATAATATGAATAATGGTATTGTTAATCTGGGGAATACTTGTTACATGAATTCAATTATTCAATGTATTGTTAATCTGGATTTTCTAACTTTAGAAGATGAAACTTTTTTACAACAATCATCAATATTGTCAGAAAAAAATAATTTTGATTTAGTTAAAGAATGGTTAAAAATGTTAAAAGAAATAAAGAGCGAAGATAAAGTAAATGTTAATCCAACGGGTTTTTGCAAATGTTTTATTGATAAATTAAAAGAACATAATTATTATTTTATTAATTTTCAACAAAATGATGTAGGTGAATTCATGACTATCTTATTTGATTTATTACATAAATGTTTAGAATATAAAGTTAATATGGAATATGAGGGAGAAATTAAACATAGTTATGATAAAATAGCTGTTGAAAGTATTAAAGCTTGGAAATCTTTCTTTGATAGTAGTTATTCGTATATTGTTAAAAAAACATATAATCAATTATTATCTATTACTAATTGTCCAGAATGTAATTATTCAACATATAATCATGACCCAATACAAGTTATAACATTAGATGTTAAAGAAAAAGATACTAAATTATATGATATTTTGGATAATTATGTAAATTTAGATAAATTGGATGATAATAATAAATGGAAATGCGATAAATGTAAAAAAGATGTAAATCCTGAAAAAAAGAATGTATTTTGGAATTTATCTGATATTTTAATAATTCAGTTAAAAAGATATAGAATCGATGGGAACCGTATTATAAAAATAAATAACCATATAGATTTCCCTGAATCATTATGTATGAATAAATATAATATGAATTACTATGATAATTCGAATAATTATAAATTAACATCATTTTCAGTTCAATCGGGTGGAATGAATTTTGGGCATTACTATGCTGTCTGTAAAGAAAATGATAAATGGATTTGTTATAATGATACAAATATACAAGAAATCGACAATAAGAATGCTTTAGCTTTATCTCCATATTGTTTATTTTATAAAAGAATAATATAACTATATATTAAATGATATTATATAAGGATATATGTGATTTATTGGGGTTATCTTTATTAGTATATAGCTATGGAAGTAAGTTCAAATTAGAAAAAGATCAAAATATAACTGATTTTTTAAATAATAATAGAATAGATGATTTAACTATATCAGATATTCATAAACAAATTATAACTAATTTTAAAGAAAATTCACCATTAGGTGAAGTAATTGAATTTATAAATGATAAAGATTCAGATTTACAATGTATTATTACTAAGAGTGATACTAATAAAAGGATATCAGTTATTTTTAGAGGTTCAGAATCCTTAAAAGACTGGTCTTATGATTTAAGTTTTTTTAAGAAATTACTAAAAGATAATATATATGTTCATGGTGGTTTTTATAAACATTTAACACATAATGATAACCATATTAAAATCACAAATATTATTAAAAAATGTTTAATAGACAATAAAGATTATGAAATATATATATCTGGTCATAGTTTAGGTGGAGCTTTATCTACTTTATATGGTTATTTATTAGGACATGAAATAGATAATAAAGTAAATATTATATCATTTGCGAGTCCTCGTGTAGGCGATTATAATTGGAGAACATCATTTGATAATAAAGAAAATATCGAACATTATAGAATATCAAATAAAAGAGACACTGTAGTTGCTATACCAATTATTAATTATTATCATGTTGGAACATCAATTATATTAGAAGATAAAAAATTTTCTAAATATGAAGATTATTCATATAATGTTTTATGGGATTATTCATTAATAAAATGTTTTAATGTTTTTGAACATTCTTGTAAATTATATTATACAAGATTATTAGAAAATGTATGGTAAATTATAGAATTTCTAAGAATAGTTTCCTCCAATCTTCTTTAATTACATCGGGGCGCAACTTATCTAGACATTTTCTTGCCCTTTCTGCACGTTCTTTCCTTTCTTCGGGTGTAATTGTCCAAATCTTTTTTAGTGCATTACTAAAATTAATGATATCATTATCATAATTATTAGTATCTACTTCATATGTATTTACATATTCCTTAACTTCTTCAATAATTTCTTTAGGACCATCAATATTAGATACAATTACAGGGATACGTCTATCAAGTGCTTCACAAATAGTATATCCAAATGGCTCATAAATCCCAGTAATACAATTAATTCCAACTTGGCTCCAATATTTTTCTTTAATATCCTTATCGCTTGTAAATGGAATAATATTAAGTTGTTCTTTATACTTTTTTTCTAAGATTCTCCAATAAGCATTATCATATTTATCATAGTCAACACCCATATTAATAACGTTAATATCAACTCGTTTTAGAATATCTACAGCACGGATAGGAATTTCAGGACGTTTTCTTGGAACATGTCGCCCAATATATCCAATATCATCAGAAGTATAATTAATTTTAAGTTCTACATCATCATATTTAGGTTTATAACTATTATAAATTACTCGAGTTTTTGTTTTAAAGTTATTATATCCAAATAAATCATAATATTCTTTCTCAGCATTACTAATTAGGACTACATAATCAGAGTTTTCAAATGTAATTTCCTGTTGATTATAATTATTTGTATAACATGATCCAAGGTTTGTGATATTTTCCATTCTAATTAGAGAATGACATACAGATATAATATTCATTGATGGAAATAATTCTTTAATTTTAGTAATAGTATCTAGAGCAATCCATAGATTATTTACACAAACATCAATATCTTTGAATGTTTTATAAATATCTTCTTCTCTGTCAATTACTCGAATATTCTTATACTTATTCATACATTCTTTGGGGAGTTTATCATTATAAGCTAGGAAGATAGGAATAACTTCAATTTCTGGATCGTCTTCAAACATTTTAATAAAATTTACAATCCATGTTGCAACACCACCATAAACAATAGGAGGGATTTCATTTGTTAAGAGACCTAGTTTGATTTTCTTATCAAAATGTGATTTTCTATAAATATGAGGGTGATCCTTTTCATATAGATCTAAGATATGTTGCATAAACATATCATTTATTTTTTCAATATCAAGGTATTTATGAATCTTCATAATAATCCTTTCAAAAATACTGAAGATATAATTATAAATACCATAAAGAACAATAGTGATGCCAAAGTTCATTGCGATGTAATTGTTTTAAAGTTAAAAAATTTAATATTATTTTTTCAAATTTTTTTAATGTAAAAGATTAATTAATAAATATAGCTCTGAATAATTCCATGTTAATTTTTTTGCTGAAATAAATTCATTTGTTATAGGATTAAACTGTTCTGGTAATATAAAATCTGTATCCAATGTTAATATTCTTTCTAATATTTGATTAGCTATTTCTATAAAATTGTTGTTTGGATTTGATTTAGAACGGTGCATTGGTGATTTATCTTTTACTATATTTCTACTTTGATATAGATGTATATAAAACTGAGCTACCGCTAAACTACATATAATCCATATTTGACCATCATAATATTTATCTTCTTTATATCTACCAATTAAATTAAGTTCATCATGTTTATATTTATCTCTAAAATACATAATAAGGTTATCACAAGTATGCATTCCATATTCTAATTTAATATGTTCTAAGATATCTTTATCATAATCAATATGGCAAAAAGCTAAAATATTAGCAGCATCTTCATATTTAACTATATTACCATCTATATCAAATGATGATATTATTGATTCCCCATTAATATGATCTTTTATACTAGTTAATAATTCATCATAAGCACATGTTAACTGAACATTATCTATATCAAAATATTCTATATATTTTATTGTTTCTTTTATAAATTTTAGTTGAACAATTCTAGTATAAAAATGCCATCCATTATTTTCTTCCCATAAATCAAATGATGTTTTTTTATAATTTTTCAGTATATATATGATATCTTTAGTAATAATAGGTAATATTAATTTTTCAATTAATGTATCATATTTATATTTTAATATATCAATTAATTTAAATAATATAATACCTCTTAATGCTGGACCATCATTTTGAGGCCTACCCCAAGGATCATTATATGCTGTACAATCTATATTATATTTAGGTTCACCTAATCCAGATAAAGTTTGAAGATTTTGCAATTTAGTTTCATTTTCTAAATAATTTATAATATGTTTAAAGTAAATAGGATCTTTTGTTTTATTATACATATCTAATATAGGTCGCATTACTAAAGCAGAATCACGTATCCAATGATACTTATAGGGTGGATCATTCGAAGGAGAAGCTATTATCATACCTACATTTGTTGTTGTATCTGTATTCTCTATAATCCGTTGCATTATTTTTTCTGTATAAGTTTTCATTGTATATATAATATTATAAAAAAATATAATATTTTTTAATTTTGTAATGATATATTAATAATAACATTCATCATAGTCACAAATACCTCCTTCTTCTTGTCCAGCTTCAGTCCAGTAATAATCTGCTTGATAATCATCTCTACCATAATAATCTAAAACTTGTTGATATGTATAACATTCTCCATCTAATCTACGACAACCTGTTCCATCATCTTCTTCATCTTCTTCTTCATATTCTAATACTGGAGATATAATATGATTACCTTGTCTACTACTAAGTATAGCATGTTTTTTAGTTGATTTATTAAAGCATGTTTGTAATATATTATTTAAATAACAGAATCGGACAAAAGATAATCTATCTTCTGTAATATATATCATATTATTTGCACTTTGATCATAATTTTCATCTGATGGTACAGGATAAGAACCACAATCAATATTATCATTGCCAGATAATAATATTTCTAGCTCTATAGATAAATCTCCAGCTGCTTTAGATAAGAATCTCCCCAATAAAGATCTAACAATTTCACCAGACCGTTCAGCACCTCGTAAATGCCCTCCTTCACCTGGTTCATATATATTATTTTCTTCAGATACAATTTGATATAATAGTCTATAATGAGCACGTGTTAATCTTCCACCATTCTCAAATTCTTCTATTAAATTATATCTTAATCCATTATCTCTAATATATTCATTTACTTTATAAATTAAATATTCATATATAACCATAACAACACTATTTATTGTGGGTTTTCTACC